TGTAGTACTACAATTAACTCATTCCCAACCTTCTGGTTGTCCCGGAACTGCTATTATTAACTCTGAATATGGAAAATATCTAACACGTATGACTTACATTTCTGCAATTGATACTTTTTTATCTCAAACTGATACAAATAAAGAACTAGATAAATTAAGAGATTTTTGCAACCAAATTAGAAACATGCATTCTTATCATAAATATGTAAAAGCTATTGTATATGGAGATGATAATCTGATTGGAATTTCTGAAAGTATATTATTCTTTTATAACCAGGAAACTATTACACACGAAATGGCAAAATTGGGACATGATTATACTGACGAAGCTAAAAGTGGGAAAAGTTATTTCATACGTGATTTGAGTGAAGTACAATTTCTTAAACGACATTTTGTATTTGATCCTTTGGTTAATCGTTATGTGGCACCTCTTAATTTGGAAACAGTTTTAGAAATTTGTCAATGGACGAAGAAAGGTTTACAGAGCGATACGATCACTCAATCAAATGTGGATGTTGTTATGCGAGAATTATCTTTACATAATGAAGAGATATGGGAGCGGTGGATGCCTAAAATTGCTCACGCTTGTTGCAAAAATGGAGTAACCTATCGTTTTATGACCCGGCAAGAATATCGAGACTTGACTTTGAACAATGGATTAGGATTTAAAATTATTGAAAACAAATCATGTGATCTTAATAATTAATAAAAATTTCTCTGTCTAAAATAAATTATTTATGCTATGATTTGGATGACCTTAACTATTTAGTTTTACTGCCAAGATGGGTCGAAGCAAACCTTCAATATCTAGGACAACAGAGTGCTCTAAAGTTGATTAAGTCGTCGCTTTAGAAAAGAAATTGACTTGCTGAACAAAATGCAAATTTAAATTTAATATATTCTGAAAATTCAGAACAAAAACAAATTTTGGAATACGAAAATCAAGGAGAGGAAGCTCAAGTAAATGTACCCATTTCTATTTCAGACCCTATTATTCCTATTCAATCTTCTACTTTTGAACAAAGAGATCATTCTGTGAAGGATTTTCTCAACCGAGTCTATACGATCGACAGTTTTGTGTGGGACAAATCTGCGAACAGGGGAGATGTACTCAGAACCTATCGTTTTCCCGATGTTCTGT